GTTCTGACTTCCTCCACCACCAACACCTACACCTACTCCCCCACCAACTCCAGTCCCACCGCTACCCGTGCCACCTCCAGGTCTAACGCCTCCAGTATTACCACCACCTCCGGTGCCGCCTCCGGTACCACCTCCGGTACCACCTCCACCACTAGGAGGAGTAACGTCAGTGCCGATATTAACCGTTGGGCCACGGCTAATATCAGGAGCAGGATTAAACCTATTCAAATTAGGATCAAATAAGGTGTCGGTAGTGTAAGAAGCATTTACAAATGGAGCGGTGTGACGACCAAATGGGTTAATGCTGCCAGGGCTAGTGACGGAACCAGTATAAGTATTGGCAGAACCAGTACTGGTGCTTTTGTTGTCAGCCGTCAACCCAACAGGAATATTCTTCCTGATCTTTTCATACTTTTCCAAGAGCTGTTCAAACTCGTCATCAGGAGAACCTCCACTTTTCATCCTTGTGGATGTTATAAACTGATACGCCTCAGGGATATAGGTACGAGTCTTCGGATCGTAGACCATCCCTAAGAGATTAGGCAAGCGAGAGCGAGAAGACTTAAGAGCAGCGGCAATCCCCTGCTGATCTGGAGATTCTCCGGTGCGAGTGTTGTCTGGAGGGGTGCCGCCACCACCGCTTGGTGGTTGATCAGTGGTAGCAGCAGTAGTAGAAGGTTGGTCAGTCAATTGAGAGAACTGCCCTTTGGTAAACTGCTGACGCAGGTAAGGCACCGTAAAAACAGAGCCAAACGCTGCGTTAAGGAGAGCAGCACGGTAATCCCTTAGATACTCAGGAATATCCCGATTTTCTACGTTAGTCTGAAGTGGATCTGCCATATCTGCTCCTATGCAGGAAGTACCCTGCTGTCCTTTACCTTTCCAGGTTGTTTCGTTGTTCCGGTACGATCCTTCCGCACTCGATCCATCATCGCGTACAGTTTCCTTGCACCAGCTTCGCTGCTTCCATCTCCTAACCCAGAGACAACATCAGCAGGAATAATAAATTCATCGTTCGACAGGAGAACCTTCTGCCCCCCTCGTGCCATACGAGCGGTAGCCATGTCGTCCATGCCGTTGCCCGGACCCTTTATCATGCCCTCAGGAGGGGTGTATTCCTCTTCTTCTGGAACTTCCTCTTCTTCCCCAGACATCCGCTTGTAGAGATCCTGTAGGGCGTCCTTGCCGTAGTAAGCAATATAGGTATTCAATGCGCCTTCAGGGTCTGCGCCCTCTCCTCGAATCGCATCCATCGCATCGCGGATAATCTTCTGCGCCTTCTCTTCTTCAGGTTCAAGAGATCCACCTTGCGCGGAACGGATTGCATCCTCTTCTTCGTCGGGAGGATTTAATGACGGAGTCCCCATGCCTAGAGTTGAAACAATCCCCTGAGGCTGAGGGCCTTGCTGTACAGGCTGTTGCTGTTGAGGCTGTCCGTAAATAGGAACAACAGAAGGACCAGAGATAGCAAATCGCTGACGAGCATAGTCTGGTGCGAAGAGATTCTGTTTGTAGTTGGCTACATCGCTCATAATTTGCTGCCCTTTGTTTTTAGGATCAGGCATTAAAGCACCGACTCCTTGACTAGCAGCACTACTAACGAGAGCAGGGACAGCTACAGAACCAAGAAACTTGCTAAGGCCGGAAGCAGTAGCAGCTTTACCCGCACCAGCAGCAGCAGCTTTAACGCCAAGGGCAGCAGATCCTTTTATCCCAAGAGAGCTTCCAACTTTTGCAGCAAGTCCAGCCAGCTTTGCACTAAGCCCTCCTCCAGCACCTCCAGTGCCTACAGCAATACCAACCGCAGCAGCGCCCAGCCCTATTGCGCCCAACAACTTCTTCCACGAGAACGCCTCGTACATCCCCGTCTCCGGGTTAAGGGTGATCTTTACATCCGGGTCCAACTGCCGAAGGATCGCTTCGATCCCAGCTAATTCGCTAGGGTGAATATGCAAAAGGGTGGAATCTCCACCCCTGCCTTCCGAAGCAACCTGCTTTGCAAGAGACGCAATACCTTTGCTCATGTCGTTACTGTCACCGTACCCAGTTTAATCTTTATCTTGTTCGTTGGTGCGAACACTTGTCCTTGCACGACAATCCTTAATACGCCATCTCCATCTGCCCACACCATGCCATCCCTAAGCCCATATCCACTTCGTGGGCATTGCAGGAGCATGATGGATGCTCCAACCATTTCTCCAGGAACCCGTTGATTGTATATGTGGATTCCAAGGTTCTTAACAAGAGAGTCGAAGTATGTCTGATCGTATTCTGATGGAGGCTTGGGGAGCGTCTGTATTGGAGTGTTGCGGTTCATTTCATGCCGTCCGGTTGAATCTGAAGACGGCTAGACCCAAGTCTCCATTTGAATACAGGATTTGAGCCAAAAACACTTGGGTATGACTGAACCTTCATGACGATCTGCCTAGCTCTAATCCGAAGATTCTTTTGAGTAGTTTCTGGTTTATCGCCCTGGACAAGCACAGTGTTGGTCTGATAGCCCGATTGGCTCATCGGATAGTTCACACCAGAGATCTGGAAATTTACCTTCTTTGCGATGCCAACAGGACTCACCCTTGGATCGTTAACAAACTGAACATCAGGTATGACTCTACTAATAAAAGAGAACTGCTCCCCATCTTCAATGTCAATTGGTCCAGAAGTAATGAAGGCATTTATGCTATCTCCATCAGCGGTATATCCAAGTTCATGCTGATAGAGAATTGTAGTGGTATTAACAGTGCTTAGGTAAACACCACTTGGATAAGCGCCAATTGGGTATCCATCCGTAGCAAGATCCAACCATGCTGTTCTCTCCATTGTCCCAATGGTCCAAAGGTTTTCAACATAGTTGTAGCAAACGTATTTGCTGTTCTCAGCGAAAGCATCAGAAACGCTAGGGTACCACCAATAGACTTCATTGAACTGAGCGTTTACCCCAGCCGTTACCTTCTGCTTTTGATTCCAATCTAAATCAGAAAATACATAGCTAAGAACGGTACAATCCATTTTCACAACACTTCCGCTGTACATATAGAAGTTGTTGTTGTCCATCCAGTAGACTGTACCTCTGGCGTCTACGCCAGCCTTAGGCCCGATAATCGAGACAGACTCGCCAATCCGGGTGAAGCTAAAGGTGTAGGGCGGTCCCGTATATGCCATCGCAAACAGCGCCTTGTCCGTAAAGACAAGGATCTGCTGTTGGGTAGGAATAGCAGAAACGATCTCAGAACCGTTGGAGATGGTGAAACCTCCAGCAGTGTTGTCCGTCCTGGGTTCCCAGTCCAGATAATCTTCCTGGGAAGACCAACGAACCAGCAAAAGGTTCTGGCTTGAAGACCCTATCTCGTTGCATCCGAAGGCAATCAAATGCCTGTCAACGTCAGAGACAAGTACCTGAGACGCTACCGTAGGCGCATCGTTAGCGCCAGCAATAGAGGATAAAGACACCGCTCTCGTATTAAGAGGGTCAACCCCGCTAGCAGTCCAGTAGTAGATGTCTCCATACCTGGGGTTGATAACCAAGTCCTGACCGTAGTTAGAGTTCGACCAAAACCTAAGATTATCCGTAGGACCGATTGGCGCAAATGCACTACCCCAAGGGCCACGACCCCAAGGGCCTGATCCCCATCCGGTAGCATACACCTGAGTGTTCAGCCCAACATTGATCTGGAAAGCAGCACTGACACTAGCTCCTCCTCCTGAAGTGGAAGGAGTAACGGTAGCGCCAGCAGGAAACACAACGTAGAAATTGGTGGCGTCAATAATTTCAGTCACCTGTACTTCTACATTCAATTGATCTGCTGTAAAGCCGTCAAATCCAGTAGCGCCAGAGAACGTCACCCAGTCATATTGGATCGCATCGTGGCCCGTAGGAGTCGTCACCTTCATCTTCCCGGTGCCTACTTCCTGCGTCTGGAAAGGATTGCTCCCTAGAGCAATCGTTGCTCTAATCGGGGTGATGTCGTTAATGTATTGACCAGCTTCGATGTAATACTTCTGATTTGTCCCTATCCCTATGAATCGCTCCAAGGATAGGGATGTCCATTGAATCAACGACCTGCAAGTGCCGTAAATGGTTTCCGCATTTGCATACGGTTGCCATCCACCGATTACCTCCGGGAAACCCAACCTAAACCGAATCTTGTCTGCATCGTACCAAAGCCCTTCAGCAGAGTATTGAGTAACGTCCTTGACGATCCCAGGTTTAGGTTGGATTTTTACCAGAGGCATACATTAGGCAACTACAGGTTCAAGCTCTTCTTTCTTTCGGCTTTGCTTCAGTTCCTCAGAGAAGAACTTCAGCGCCACATTCAACTGATCGGCGCTAAACTGAACTTGCGTCAGCTTTGCCTGAAGGTCAGAAATCTGAGACACCAAGTACTTCTGACGATCATTTAGCTCACTCATGAATACTCGTTCGTTGTCAATGTAGATGAATTGATCTGGATTCATACTCTACATTCTACTACTACAGCTTGGCTACTGCCTTCATCTGCTGATACGCTACTTCCACGGCGCGACCAATAATTTCCTTCGGCACCTGAGGAAGACGCCGTTGCGCCTGCTGGATAGCAATGTCCTTTATCACTTCTCCCTTGCTCTTGGATCCGTCCAACATCGCTTGCACTCCCCACTGCTTTGCAAGAACGATGATCTCATCGTCAAACTTGTTTGGGGTATACACCGCAGCAATTTCGACAATCGGATAGACGACAGACACATAATCCAAGAACTTGGTAGCAGCACTACGAGAGAACAGCTTCTTCGCAAAAGACTTGAAGGACATAAGACTCCTAAGAAAGATTCTTTAGCTTGTAAAGGGTAGAAGCAAGAAGAGACAGAATGCTGTCTACGGTATTCTGCAAGTGGCTTTCGCTACCGATTTGGCTACGATTGTTTGTGACGTAACGATACAGTTCCTCTACGAAATCAACAGCGTTCTTCGGAGGAGTAAACTTCTCAGCCGGGAAGGAGTCAATCACTCCATGCACTCCCATGCACTCTTCCGCTAGAGAATCCGTCAATTCTCCAAGCTCTTCGTAAAGGTTTCCCAATGCCTTGTGCGCTGCAAAGCTCCCAGGGCCTTTAGCCTGGAGATGCAACATATGCGCTGCCGTCACGCCGTGCAGCAGCTTAGAGATCAAATCAGATTGAGGCTTTGCCATAGCTTATTCCCAAGGTGGAGGTAAAGGAATCGTCGGAGGATTCTTTTGATCTGCAATGCTTTGCGCCAGACCTGCATCGTACTGATCGACAGTAGCCTGGGTCAGCAAACCTACCACCCATCCCTGCACCTGCGCTTTCGTCAGGTCAGCAAACTCCGTGTAATCCGTAGGGTTAGGCGGTCCTAGCGAAACCTGCCCGTACACATCGGCGCTGTACTGCCC